TGTCCCTTTTTCTTCTCTAAAAATATCATAAAGAATAGTTGAATCATAAACATCGACTCCAGTCTCCACTAAATCATCATAAACAGAAAGAATTTTTTTAACTCTTTCGCCATCTTTATAAATTCTATGACTAGCAACTTGCTCATCAGTAAATGGAACCTCAGCTCCCTCTCTCATCAATTCAATAAACTTATCCAAATACTGATATGGTTTAGCAATTACACTAGCAATAGCTGGCGCTGTCATGGTAGGTTCTCCCTTACTGCTTTGAATAAACGATTTTTAAAATCTTTATCATTCTTTACTGCTTTTGGTATACCAGAATTAAATGTCTTCATATCTAATTCAGAAATTGCTTTCCTCATTTTACTTGCCGACATACCAGAAACATCATCTGCATCTGGATCACGCTCTCCCGCCGATACAGTTTCAAGTTTTCTGAAAGTATATTCTTTCTCGTTATACTTCTGTATCAGGGCATCCATTTCTTGTACACGATCACTACCAACCACTAGCGTAACATCAGCATAGTCTCCTTGTAAACTTTGTAGCACATGTATGATGGTCTTTAACTTATTATCATACATAATATGGCTTTTGTGTGTAGGAAACATTTCTTTCATAAACTCTACCTTCACATCAGAAGGTAACGGGTTCTTTCCTTTCTTGTCTTGTGAGTGACTGGTATAAATTTTATAGTCATCAGTTCCTGCTGCTTTTTTCACAGCATCTAAAAGTTTTTCATGTCCCGTGGTTGGTGGATTGAATCTTCCAAACGTAATGACTACTCTTTCCATTAATCTCCTTTAACCCAGTTTTTGTCTATGGTAAAGTTAGCAACACTAAATTCTAAACGATCAACTAGTTTGGTAGCAGCGCCATCTTTGATGGCAACAAATCCTTCTGGGGCAGTAACTTTAAATCCGTTTTCAGTACGAAGGAAAGTACGAGTAGAATCATTTGATTCCAGTTTTTTTACAAAGAAAAGTTTGGCATTACTAATAGTATTATATAGAATCACCAACTTTTTGAAAGCGTCCACATTATTTTCAATTAATTCCATACCATCATAAAGTTTTTTAAGTTTTGCTGCTTTAGTCTTTGCCATCTTTGCTTTATCAACTTCCTTCATCACCACATCCTCAAAGTATTTTTTGAAGTTATTGATGAATCCAGGAACATTGTTTACCTTACGACCTTCCCTGACGTAAGTATTAAAATAAGTTTTTAAACGAGGTCCGACAGAAAGGTTATCTTTAGATTCAATAAGAACAGCAATCTCATTTAGAAGTTTCTTACATCCAGGTAGTGTTTTTTTAGCAACCGTTTTCATACTAGAAAGAGTACGTTTTTCTCTTGCATTTAATAACACATTAGAACCAAGAGTTCCAACTTCAGCACTGATAACAAAAATATCATTACTCTCAGCAAATTTAGAAACGTCAACACCAAACGTAGCACGAGACTCAGCAATACTGTTGCCAATATAGCGAGTATGAAATACTACACCAATCTTTGCTTTCTTTGCTTTGTTGTAAGCAGGAGTTCCTTTAGGAATAGCATAGGTAATGGTATTAGGAGTGAAGGTAAAATATTCTTTACCGTCAATAACAGCATCTTTACCATCATCAGTAAAAAGAAGATCTCCCTGAATAATTCCACTGATATTCAGTTTAGGAAAATGTTCAAGTGCTACTTTTAATTTCTCAACCAGGCCAGGAGCATGACCATGATTTGCTTCAATATCATCTACCGTGTAATTAATTTTTCCATCTTTGTTAAAGACAGATTTGGTGCCAACAAAAAAACGCTTAAACTCTGGATCTATGCCACAAATTACGGCAGGAGCTCCATCCCATTTGGTGGTGATTTTAAACCTACTAGACTGGGTGCCACTAAAAGTTTTAGTTAGTTCATCAAGAAAAGCAAAGGCATCCAGAGCACCCTGCTCCCCATCGAACAGGATACTGTCTTCCAGGTGCTCCAGGTGGGTGTTCTTACTCATACAGAAAAGGGGGGTCACCCCTATTTAGGTTCCCCCCTATCATAGCACATTAACGGAGAGGGTGGGATTCGAACCCACGGATGCTTTCACATCGCTAGTTTTCAAGACTAGAGCCTTCAACCACTCGACCACCTCTCCAGAAAAAGGGGTTGCCCCCCATCAAAGATCATCTTCAGATCGATTCTCAGAATAGTATATATCAAATTGTCCGCCTGGATACCTCTTCTCAAGCTTCTTGACATTACGTTCTAGAACTTCATCGAAAGTGACTCCAAGAGCTAGTGTTGCTTGAGCAACATACCACATGATATCACCCAACTCAATAATAAGATGTTCTCTATTATCATCGTTCCAAGGCTTACCTTGGAATACCATCTTCTTAACAATCTCCAGAAACTCACCACCCTCAGCATTAATACCAACGCCAGCAGTAAGCAGTCGTTCAATATTGGCACCTTTACGATCCAACTCAACGAGACGATCAGAAAGGGCAACAAAGTCTGTAGAAGCTTCGGAAGTAACGGCATCTACAAATTTTTCATAACGGTTAAAATCAATTGCCATAAATTTAGATTACGAATTTAGAAAATTTGTCTAGACGAGATTGTTTAGAGGAAACATCCTCAAAGGTATCAAACGTGTCTTCATCTTGAGTATCAAGAATGTTGTCCCCGCTTGAATCCTCTACATTATACAGCTTCATCTTCGCTCTGTCAATACCAACAGTGAATCTTCTGTAGAATGTTGGGTCATTGTATCTGTTCTTTAATTGCTTTACCATGATTCTACCAGACTGCTCCAGTTCCTCTGTAGAAATAAGAGCAAACATAAAGTCAGCAGTAGCAGGCAAACCAAAAGATTCAGAAGTATCAGTAAGATCTGGATCGCTAGACCCAAAACCACTTCTGGTTGTTTGTGTAGCAGATACAATAGGAACATTGTATTCAACCGCTAATCCCCTAAGTTCTTCAGCAATTGCTTTGACATAGGTATAGCTGTTTACAATGTGTCCTTTGTATCTAGAAGAAGCACAAATATTTAGATAGTCAATAAAGATAATATCTGGTTTAAAATACTTCTTCAGTGACAGTTCATTAATCAACGATTTAAAGTGACCAGCATGAGCAGAAGCAGTGGGATACTCCTTGATGATCAATCTACCTTGAGTCTTTCTACCAATCTCAGAAACTCTAGATGTAAATATCTGTTCTGGAATTTGACCAATGTCTTTGATATTTACGTTGAGGAGATTAGCATCAATCCTCTCAGCAATCTTTTCCTCTGCCATTTCCAGAGTGATGTATAGTACATTCTTCCCCTGGGAAAGAGCAGAAGCGGCACAGTGGCACATAAACAAAGATTTACCAACGCCAGTTCCAGCCAAAGCAATGTTAAGTGTTTTGTTTGGAAGACCGCCTTTTGTAACGGAGTTGAATTTTTCGAGGTCAAATAAAATCTTATCTTCTTCACGGTGATAAAAATCGTAACGTTGTTCTACATTTTCAATGTAATCGTGTCCTACATGTTCGTCGAACGATACTGCCAGGGCCTCCTGAAGAATTGAGGGGATCGCATCTTTCGATACCTTTTTATCACCTCCATCCGCGATCTTGATCGACTCAAGCAAGGCGAGGTAGATTGCTCTGTCTTTACACCACTTTTCTGTTGTGTCAAGCAACCAGTTGTATTCAACTGGAACTTCCAAAAATTCTTTAACCGATTGTACAGCTTTTTGATAAGTTTCTTCACTAAGATCTTTCCTATTTTGTAGGTTGATAATTAGAACTTCAGGTGTAGGAACTGTGTCATATGTACTAGCAAAGTTCCACACCTCCTCATAAAGAATACGTTCGTGATATTCTTCAAAGTATTCTGGTTTGATAAAAGGTACTACCTTCCTGTAATAATTTTCATTGTAAAGAAGATTGTTGAAGATAGTATTTTCAATCCTCTCAACTACCATAAGAGAACTCCTTCTTAGCACACTCATCAAGTGCTTGCATTACTTCTGCCGTGAAGTACTTCTCGGGATCAGAAAGAATAGCAGAAGGATAAACAGAGGATTCACCAACAACGATACGATTTCCTTTACGAGTGAATACTCCGTGCTCCTCACCCAGTTCCAGTAGTCCGTAATAGCGATCCAATCCGCGGTCATCATAAAATAATCGTGTTTCTACTTTGGAATTTTCTTTTGTCAGACGGGACTTTTTCGCCTCACACTTAATAATGTTTCCGACCACTTCTGTTCCATCCTTTT